ATGTCGGATGAAGCATTAAAAATAGTAAAATACAATTATTTAAAAAATACAACTTCTACTATAATTGGCACTTTTGTTGGTGCTGGCATTACATGGCTTTTTCTTAGCAACTTATACGGTGAGAAAATATCATTAAAAGATGAGAATATAAATTATTATAAATCAATTGTTAATGATCAGAAAAGCACAATAGGACAACTTAACAAGAATTTTGAGTTGTTAAGTAAAAGTTATGATATTAAATCGGGAAGAGATAAAGGGTATTATGGTGATAGGATTTCTTCTCTTGAAGCTGATTTGCGGGATGCGAAGTCAGAAAATGAATCTTTAATTTCAAAATATAAATCTTTGAAGTCTCAAAATGATGTCCTCTATGAGGAATATAAGATAACAGTGAGCAATAAAGAATTGCAAGAGTATTTGCAAAAAGATAAGGTTAGCGTGGAAAACAGAATTAGTCTTTATGAATTTCACTTAAAAGAAGCTTTAAAAACCAAAGGTAAACATCAACAGTCATGCTTTGAATATAAAAATGGGATTAATTGGAGTTGGAACAACATAAGTAATTGTGAAGCTTATGATGATGCTGTTTCAAAAGTTGGTCACTATAATGAGCTGATTAAAAATGAAAGGGATATGTTAAATGAAATATATCAAGGCCTTGCTAACTTTTCAAAAGATAGTAATTAGAAAATATATAAAATAAGTTATCCCTCCCTTAATTTACATCCCTCTGTTACTCTTCCCACATTGATGGCGACCGAGCCCCTGAGTTAACCCTCAGGGGCTTTTCCGTTTTAGGGCAGAGACATGAGTAAACAATCCTTTCTTTCCGCCAGTGTTGTGCTGGCACTCAGTGCAGCACCGGCCAGCGGGGCCATTCATCTCCTGTCGGATGCTGTGAAGGTGGATACCCACAGCAGCAGTAAACGCAGTGTTGTCACCATTACCCGAACCGACAAATTTTACGATCCGCGTTATGGCGAATTCGAACTGACCCAGCAAATGTTCGATGACTTGGTCAAAAACTTCACCGAGAACGTCTATGGCCAGGAAATCAACATCGACATTGCGCACCAACCTGAAAACGGTGCCGGGGCGGTGGTGCGTCGCCTGTTTACCGACCGCGGTCGATTACGTGCAGAGGTGGAGTGGCACGAACTCGGCATCAGCAAAGTCACCAAAGAAGGCTTTAAATACCTGAGCGCCGAAATTCATCCCAATGACGTCAGTAACGAACAGGGGCAGAACGGCTAGTATCAGGAATTTGATCCAATTAACTGTTATGAACTACTGGCGAATAAAATCTTTGGGGGAACGGAAACCATGTGGGGACACATATGGGGAACAAAAGATAGTAGACAAACAAAAAGCCCGTTCTTTCGAACGGGCTTCTCTGTATGGTGCGTCTGAGTGGACTCGAACCACCGACCCCCGCCATGTCAAGGCCAGTTAACAATTGACATAATATTATGATTTATAAGAAAAAGGCATGATTTCCATGCCTTTTTAACGTGCGTTTTAAGCCATTGGGAATGCTTAAAAATCAATGGGTTACGAGGGGGTTTTGGAACCACTTTTCGTTATGAAATTCGGTTCTTCATCCAACCATAGATGAACTTTTCATTCTTTTCACGCGCCTCACTGATATCTAAATATCGAGCACCCTGACTGCAGTTTAACGAACGCCACATTATCAGTTCGCCTTCAGTACCCCGGCGTAATAAATAAGCTTCTAAGGCCGATAGCGTTGCCGGGCCGATATGGCCATCAACGATCAGGTCTTTATAGTATGCCTGGCTGTTGTTGTACGCATTCAGCCAGCGCTGAAGAAACTTTGCTGCGATACCTATGCCCATGTTGATGCCAGTATCAATCACTTCCTCACCAATGAGGGCACTGATGGCATGAATATCGTTGAAGCGTGGGGCTTTGATATAGCGGTTAAAGTAAATGTCGCATGCGATGGCTTGTGTCATGGCTGACATGGGTCCGGTATATCCGTTTTTCCTGGCTACAGCTTCAGTGATTCCCCAGGTTGTACTGCCACCAAGATCATCAGCATCGTTGGAATGATGACCTTCTTTTACCAGAACCTCGTTGATGATTTGCTCCAGAGAGCGTGTTGCCGGCTGATTACGCATAGTCGCCTCCTTAGGTCTACGCGCATTCTCATCCCGCTGGCGATGTTATCAGAGGGCGTTCTGCCCGGGTTTCTGCGTGGGTTCTCCGTACTCTTACAGAACGCCCATCATAAGAAGGCGCTTCTTCACCCCATTTGATTCTTCCCCCGCACCCCCTGAAGGTATAGGGGCGCCCGGGTTGGAGGCGTGAGCGTGAAAAACAGGATGGCGCGGCGTCTGCGTTCTGGCAAGTCCGGGGGCACAGGATATTGTTCTAACTTGTGGACCTGTGGGTGGTGTTCCTTAACTTGTTGATTTTTATGGTTTTGTTACTTTCTTTCATCCACAGGTTAGCCGTTTTTTTCCATGGGTTAGCCTGTTTTCTCCATGGGTTCGATTTTGGGCCGATTTCGCCGCCTTTCTTCTTTCTTTTCTTTTTTTATTTAAAAAAGAAAGAGATAGAGAGACAGGGAACAAAGAAAAGGCAAACTTGGGCATCCACAGGTTGAGGGGAGTGGTTGATTTTTAATCCATGAGTTTTTCTGGTATCCATGAGTTAATCCATGGATTATTTAAAGCCCTCCGATAGCTGGCAGGCCGCATGAATACTGGGTTCTACGAGTTCTAAGGTAAGGATCCATGAATCCATGAGTTTTTCTGCCCCTGGGGAAGAAATTGTCGAAGAGCAGGTTGATCTGTCACTGGTTGATCAGTTCTTGAATTGGAAGCGAGAGAATGAAAACTGCAGTACGAAGACAGTCGCTAAATACCGCCAGCTACTGGAACGTCTCGGGCAATTTCTGAATGGTGAATACCTGGCGGCGACTTTGGGGAAACTTGAGCAGTTCGCCGGTGGCCAGCTTCACCGGTTTGGCTATTCAGCAGCTTCACGCAAGGTAGCCGTGGCTGCAATTCGGGGATTTTACAAATACCTTTATCAGCGCCGGCACATTCAGGATAACCCGGCAGTCCATCTGGTGTATCCGAAGTCCGGCAGGCGTTTACCCAGAGCTATGGGATTGCACAGTGCTGAAGCCATTTTGCTTCAGCCCGATTTGTCGGAGTTCTCAGGCATACGAGATAGTGCGATTCTGGCTTTGCTGCTGGGGTGTGGCTTTCGTGTTTCCGGGGTGTGTAATCTGAATGAATCGAATCTGGTTTGGTATAAACACCAGGATGCCGATCGCCTGGCAATATTGTTGAAAGAGAAAGGCGAAAAAGAACGAATGGTGCCCGTGCCTTCCGAAGCCATGCTGCTTGTTCAGGCATACTTAGGTCATCCCACTTTGGCTGACATTGACCGTTTGTTGGAAGACGGTGATCAGGTGTTGTTCGTGAACATGCGAAATCGTTACATTCCGGAATGGGAAAACCGTGGCGAACTTCGGCGGCTGTCGTCCCGGGCCGTCGACAGAATGATTAAACGCTACGCCATAGCAGCCGGCGTTCCTGAAGACCAGGCACATCCGCACGCGCTACGCCATTTGTTCGATACAGAACTGGCAGAATCAGATGCATCCATACTGCAGATTCAATCCCTGATGGGGCATGCAGATCCAAAGACTTCTGCCATTTACACACACATTGCTATGCGCAAGATGACAGCAGTGCTCGATCAGGGTAATCCACTGGGGAAAATCAACACGCCAGTGTCAGAGCTGCTGCGTGAGATGCAGAAGGGTAGAAAAGTATGAAATTACGGCCGTTGCATGATTGGGTGGTGGTTGAGCGAGATCTTGTTCATACACAAGAAAAAGCTTTCATCCTTCCAAGCACTTCATTGAGCTTGGGAAGGGTGATAGCTGTAGGGCCATTGGTGAAGGGAATCGAACTCGGTGATAGAGTTCGATTCAACCTATATGCTGGTTTGGTGGTAACGGGGGAGGTGAGTGTTACCTTTGTCCATGAAGATGATATAACAGGTTTAATGCAGTGTTATGACTAATTTAAATTGCCTCACGGTTTTGTAAGTCCGCAATTATTTAATACCCAATGGTTGCAATTATCTTCTGTATCTGGCCCAAAAACCTTTGAAAATATTGCAGGGTAGACTCGGTCAGAAGGTATTACGCTGCATTGCTCTAATTTATCCCCTTTAGATGCTGTTAGGGCAATAACAATAAAACGAATGGATTCATTTCCCATGGTATAAGCCTATTTCTAATGAATGAGTAATAAGTATAGTTAAGCAGTCGTTGACGTATTTGTTTCTTTCAGCCTATCTCAAGCGTGGTACACCATAACTTTTGGCCTCCCCCCAGAGTCTTAGAACTTACATAACCCGTCTTTAACTTTTCCAGGGATGTCAGATATACTGGACGTTGACGGACGATTTTACAGACCTTGAGAACTCGCTTTCGAAACGGCCAAAACCGTCCAAAGTCTTAGAACTTTTTATCAGACCCAGTTGCGCATAAGGGTAGAATGCGCAACTCACAATCTTACTGCGGTGTCCGAGCCCTGATGATGACTGGCTTCAGTTTTCAGAAGGAATCAGGAAATGCGCAGCTTAATTCTCAATATCTCACCTGTTCTTCATCACCACACCATCACCGACCAAGGGGTGGGGGCTCGGCATAGGAAAACGCGCGTCGCCACAGGGGGAGGTGGGTACCTGGATAACTGCACCCAATTAGAACTTTCCCTGAGTGCCTCCGAACTGCAGAAAGCCGTCGACAGCTTGCCGCTTCCGCCACATTGGAAAACCATTGCGGATCACCTTGGCCCTGAGCTGTTCCTTACGGTCTGGCGAAAGCTGGAAACCCTGCGTACTGAACGGCGCCTGCGCATTCCTGTGCTGCTGTACTCGTATACCCATGAAGCGATGACTGCAGACGAATTCGAAGACTGGCTGGACGCCCAGCGACTTGCGGCCGCGTGGTTCGAAATTTATGTGGCGGTGGATGCAGAACAGTATCGCTTCATCTGGCGGGAGCTGTTCAAAGCGGCCTATCAACCAAACCGAAAGAAGCTGCGCGTGTACGTGCCGGTGTTCCGGGTGTGGAACAACCATCTGCGCGATATCCTGATCGTCGAATTGCTGCGGGCCGATGTGCCGTTCGACAGGATTCGCCAGCAGCTGTACAAATGGCTGGGTGATGACATCTCGCTCAGCCATCTGGGCAGAGTGAAGAAACAGCTTGAATCCCTCCAGTCTCCGGCGCTGGCTCATTAACGTATCGCCATGAGTGAGAAGAAGCCGAACCCGCCGCGTGAAACCGTCACCTTCAAATGTGGTGACTGCAGTTTCACCTTCAGAGCGGCGCCAGTCCGTATTGAGGATGAGCCCAAGCGTGCGCATCCTTACCGCTATTTTGGAACCTGCAGCAATTGCCAGCGCGAAGTACAGCAAGTGCCGTGGGAAGTGGGGCAGTTCTGCGCTGTGCTGGCCTCCACCGGTCCGAAAACGGCGGAAGGCAAAGCGCGATCCGCATCAAATCTGGCCGGGCATCCGACCGTCGCAGAGCAGGCCATCACGCGATTCAACGCCCTGAAGCATGGCGCTAATGCGAAAACGGCTCTGTTTTTCCCAGCCCGGCCCGGCAAATACCCGCAATGTGCCACTTGCGATGTCGACCATGCTTACTGCGCCACGCAGCCCGCCTGCATCAAGCGCACCGAGCTGATGATGCAGCACCTGATCGCCTTTCAGTCGGCCGACCCGTCAAAGCTCACCGAGCTGCACGCGATTAGCCAGGCAAACCTTGCCGCCATTTTTCAGGACATGATGCAAACCATCGTGGCGGACGGCGTCTCGCTGCGAAACCCGGTGTATGACTTCGACAAAGAAGGCGGATTCCACATCGGCCGCTATAAAGCTGCCAACGGCGAAACAGTCACAATTGAAGAAATCAAAGCGCACCCGTTGCTCAAGCCCATGATGGAGCTGCTGAGTAAGAACAACCTGTCCCTGGCGGATCTGAACATGACGCCGAAAGTGCAGGTCGACCACGGCATCGAAATGGGTCGGACGATTGATCAGGAAGAAGAACGAGAATCGGCACTCGACTACCAGCGCAAGATGACCGAGCAAATGTCAGGTTTGAAAGAAATGATCGCCCGTTCTCAGAACCGGGTACGGCGGGATGATATTCTGATTGAGCACAATCAGGACAGCAGTGCCGAAGAAGGCGACTTCAGCGAGGTGAACCCGAATGGCTGAACGTCTCAGCGCCGCGCAGCGGATTGAAATCCAGAGCCTGGCTGAAAAGGAAATTCAGCGTTATGCTGGAAACCACGGCATGTGGCACAAGCACGTCCACAACGTCGAGCTGGACCCGATGCAGCTGCTGAAAATGGAAGAGATGGACATGCATCCGAACACCGTCGATTTCAGTTGCCGGCGGACCGGGAAAACAGCCGTCAAAGAGATGTATTTTCTGGAGTGGAACGCCATTCATGCCGATCAGGAAGACGGCATTGTCGCCCCGCGTGAAGCGCAGTCTCTGGTCAACCTCGGCTACCACCTCGACGCCATTCGGCGATCGGATATTCTCAGCGGTTACTTGGCCTACAAATCGGGCCGCAGGCAACTGGCCGACACCTATTACGAATTCGCCAACCGCTCGAAAGCCCGGGCATACGGCATCATGGCCAACGTCGATGGCGGCGACTTAACCTGGGCCTCGCTGGAAGAGGTCGATGACCTTGATGCCGATCGCCTGTATGGCCGTTTCCTGCTGATGATGGGCTCCAGTCGCCGTCTCGGTGCCAGCAAAGCGTCAATTAACAAACCGCAAATTCGCATCACGGGTGTATTCAAAGGCGCCGATACCCTCAGCGGCCTGATTGATTCCGGCGAGTACACCTGCCTGCCGACGGTTGACTGTTACCTCGGCATCGAGCTGGGCATTCTGAACGAAGACTTCATCATGAGTATGCGCAAGCAGCTGCCCGAGGATGAATACATTCGTCAGTTGCTCTGTATTAACGTTGCCGCCAAAAACCTGATCTGGGAAAAGTACATCCGTAATGCCATTCAGGTTGGTGCCCGCATCGGGCTGGAACCCAGCGCCCCGGCACCATACACCGTGTACAAAAAGCGCGGTGTGATTGCATTTGGCTACGACCACACAGGCCACGGTGAAAACCCGGCTTCGTCGCGTTCCTCCATCGTGGTGGAAGAGCAGGTCGGCAACTTCTCGGTTGTCATCTTCTGCAAAACATGGCATCCGGGCACAGACGAAGGCATCATCCGGCGGGATTTGGTGGGATTCTGGCGCTACTTCCGGCCCGATTACGCCATCGGCGATGCCTTCGGTATCGGCTTACTGACTCAGGTGAATGATGATCTCTTTGCCGAAGGCCTGACCCAAATCGACCGACGCGCCATCGGGGGCGGTGAAAGTACCGCATCAACATGGCCGGAGTGGGCCTTTTCACCGTTGCGCTTTGAAGGGTACGCCAAACACCAGATGGCTCAGTCGCTGCGCAGTGCTTATCACAACCGCCAGATGGTGCTGCCGTACGTCGACGACCGCGAGAACGATCCGGAACTGGAAGACTACGCCAAACTGCCAAGGCAGCTTCGCAATATCAAACCTACACCCGTGAAAGCCGGCAGTTATTCCAGCTACAAAATGGTGAAAGCGTCTATCGGTGATGACCTGTTCGATGCCCACATGGCCTCGCACTGGGCGCTGGTCACGCAGGGCGCTGCGCCTGTCCCCAGTATCATCACCATCAACCACAGAACACGCGACCAGCTGTTGGGCTGCCCAAGCAGCCTGAACCTGTTAAGGAACCTTTCATGAGCATGATTTCCCGCATCTGGGCGGCTGTGAAAAACAAGCCACTGGCTTCCGCGCGCAATACCCCGGGCAACCAGAGCGGCCAGCAACATTCCGATAAAAGCCACATCGCCGACCCCGAACGCTCGGTGCAGTACCTGTATGACATGATGCAGTGCGATCCCAACCTGCGCGCGGCCATTATTACCCTGCGTCACATGGATAAAATCGATCCGAGGGTGAAGAAAATTCACCGCCGTATCGCCAGAGACGCCACCAAAGGCGGGTTGAAACTGCACTGGATTGGCAAAGAAAACCAGCGGGTGAATAAGCTGTGGCAGCAATTCATTACCCGCTTGCAGCTTAATAACCGCGCCAAGCTGATGAGCGACGCGGGCGGGCTGGCCAAAGAAGGCAACCTGCCGCTGCAGTGGGTAGTCAACGAAGCCATGCAGGTCACCAATGCCATTCGCATGCCGACCGAAACCATCATTCCAATTGTCGACACCACAGGCCGCTTCAAAGATCCGAAACGCGCTTTCCGCCAAATCGACCCGATTACCTGGCAGGAACTCTGCACCTTTCCGTTATGGCAGCTCACCGTCAGTCGGCTTGACCCGGATAACTTCGATGACATGGGCTGCATGGGCAGGCCGTATCTGGATGCAAACCGGACCATCTGGCAGAAACTGGTGATGACGGAAGAAGATTTGGTGATTCGCCGCCGCACCCGGGCGCCGCAAAAACTGGCGCACTCGCTCGACGGTGCCGACAAAGCCGCGCTGGATGAATACCGTGAACGGGTGGAAGGCCAGAGCGGAGAAATCGCTACCGATTTTTACGGTAACAAGCTGTCAGTCACGGCCGTCAGTGGCGATGCCAACATGGACCAGATTGCCGACATCAGCCTGCTGGTTGATGCCTTTTTCTCGGGCGCTCCGGCACCCAAAGGACTGTTCGGTTATGTCGACGGCATGGCGCGGGACATTCTGGACGATCTCAAGCAGGACTACTACGAAGAAATCGACGCCCTGCAGGATGCGCTGGCCTACGCCTATCAGGACGGTTTTAAACTGCAATTGCTGCTTGCCGGGCTGAATCCGGATTCGTACCAGTTTCAGGTTCAGTTCGCTGAACGTATGACCGACACCAAGAACCAGCGCGCAGACCTGGCCCTGAAATATCAGGCGCTGGGCATGCCGCGCAAATTAGCATGGGAGTCGGCGGGCGTCGATGTACAACGGGCCGAAAGCATGCGCGAAGAGGAAGCCAACAGCCGGGATCCGTATCCCGACCCGCACCTGCCACAAAGCGGTAAACCGGACGTCAGTATTACCCCGGGCAACCGGCCGAAAGGCGAGAGTGCCACCTCAATCACGAACGGGTGATGGCCATGACAGACAATACCCGCACTCAGGTGAAGGCCACCATTCGCCGGGCGATGAAAGCCGCAGAACGCGCCACCAATGCACTCGATGCCACAGCCATGAATGAACTGGGGCTGTTGTATCAGTCGGTGCTGTCGGAAATTCAGTTTTTGGTCATGAATGCGGCTGACGAGCTGGGTGAGGTTCGCCTTTCCCAGCTGCAAACCTTAACCCGCGAGATTGAAAGCCTGCTGGACCAGCTGGCGCAAGCGCAGGCCAGCATGGTGGATGGCTACATCGTTCAGGCCGCGCAGCATGGCGGGACCACATTCAGCACCACAGTTGCGGCCGCGACTGTCAGTAAATCCATTGATGAAGCTGTGCTGGCTGTGCGCACCATGACCCACAAAGACGGTCTGCAACTGAGCGACCGGCTCTGGCGGGTCGACCGCCATGCGCGGGAAGTGGTCACACAGGCGGTTGAACGGGCCGTGATTCTCGGGCAGTCGGCCAGTGAAGCTGCTCAGGCGTTCCGGCAGCGCAGCCAGCCGGTGCCTGCCGATATTGCCCGCAACGAAGGGCTGCCGAATGCCACGGGTATGAGCCGCACGGTTGCGCAGGAACTCATGGTGAACGATGGTGCACCTTACTCGCAAATCAAGCGCGTGATGCGTACTGAAATCAACCGGGCGCATGGCATGGCTTTTCAGAACGCCGCCTTTGAAGATGAGTTCGTGGCTGGCACACAATTCAAACTCAGCCCCAACCACCCGAAACCAGACATCTGCGATATGCACGCCCGGGCCAATCTTTTTGGCCTGGGCAAAGGCGTGTACCCGAAAGGCAAAAGCCCGTGGCCGGCACACCCCAATACGTTGAGTTATGAGCAGGTGGTGTTTATAGATGAAGTGACAGAGGAAGACAGAACCAGCCAGACCGACTGTATCAGCTGGCTGAAAGGTCAGAGTAGGGAAGGGCAGAAAGCCGTGCTGGGCCACGACAAAAAAGTTGCAGCCCTGCAACAGGGCCACCTGAAAGAGAACATGATCGCCACGCCCTGGAAGCACCTGGACCCCTTGCTGAAGCGCAATGGCATTGATACTGAGACCCTCTGATGCTGCTGAAAAATTGGGCAATTTTGCCCATGTAACTTAGATATAATGAGCTACATCAGTACAAGCCAGCGCAGACGAACGGCAGAAAGCTAGGAGCAAATCATGAATACCGCACAACAACTCCCTCAGTTCCACTCAGTCAAACCCATTGTGAATGAAGTTGTCTGCGATTGCGGTCACCGCATCTGCGACAGCGAAGGCGTGATCCGATCCCGCTGCGTCAAAATCGGCGAGGGCATTGCCCTGTGCCGGTGTAAGCGGTGGGTGAGTGTGCCTGTGTATCATTCGGATTTCGAATAATGGTCATCAAATCAAGTCCTTTTGGCAAAACACAATTAAGTGGTGTTGATGCTGCTCGCTTCGTGGAGCTGGTTCGGAAAAAGCCTGAGTGAGAACTCAGGCTTTTTGTTTCACTTAGCAACAAAATGGTTGCAGGCGCGACAAATTGTTGCTATTGTGCTTCTGACGAACACATTTAAAGCTATAAAACTCAATCAAATTTAAACTAAATTTATATCAATCAAAGCTGAAATTAAATCAATCAAATAGAAAAAATATTTAAATTAATCAATTAAAACTGAAATTAAATCAATCAAATAGCAAACAATATTTAACTCAATTATAGAAAATTAACATATACCTAATGTCAGATATTAGAGAGGCGAAATATGGCTACTAGCGTTCGCTTAGATGATGAGTTCGTCACTCACGTTAAAATTCACGCTGAAGCGGAGAGCCGCTCAGTGCCAAAACAGATTGAATATTGGGCGAAGATTGGTCAGATGATGGTTGATAACCCAGATTTATCTTATGGATTCGTCCATGAGGCACTGTTGGCTACCGAAGAGGCAAAACAAGGAGTTGTCAAACGGTATGTCAGAAGAACAAAAAGAAGTTGATGTATATCAAACTAGTCGATTTGAGAAGGCATTTAATAAATTGCCAGAGGAACATCAAACTGCTGTTGATGATGAGATCGATAAGGTCATTGATGATCCTGAACTCGGTGAACAAAAGAAGGGAGACTTGTCTCACCTCTGGGTGCACAAGTTTAAGCTGGATGGCCAAGAGGTTCTCTTGGGGTACAGCTGGGTTGAGAACAAACTTGAGCTTTATCTTTTGAATCTCGGCCCGCATGAAAACTACTATCAGCAGATGAAGAAAAGGCGAAAAGCGGATCTGAAGCTGATTGGGTAGAACTATGAAGCCTGAGCAATGCTCAGGCTTTTTTTCTCTAAACCCTCATACGACTTTAGTTGTATTTTGTTGTGGGTGTTGTTGCACTGTGCTAGGTTGGTTATAAACTGTTCAGTAGGAGCTGTTATGCCAAGCATTTTCGTAAAAGAATTTTCAGCGATTGCAACCCAAGGCGGGACTAAGAAGCTAACTCTGATCAAAAGGCAAAAGAATAAAGGGTCATATCATCCAAGTTCCGATTATTACAAAAGCTTTCGAGAAAAAATCGTTGATATCATTAAGAATCAAAAGCAGTTGAGTGAGCTGACAAAGTTACCGAAAACGTTAAATGATAAGAGAAAAACAAGTAATTATAGCCATTTAGCAAAGAAATTTGTTGCTTGGGCTAAAGGTAAAAACATTCGTTGGCATGACCCAGTTAGGAATTCTTACCACTCAAATGTCACAGAGATTGTTTGTAATCCGGAGCTTAATGTTGTTATTGACGGGGTAGAGCATATTATCAAGCTGTACTTTAGTGTAAATGAACCAATGACTAAAGAGCGAGCAAACTATATTTGCTACCTTATGCAATCTTGTATTGATATCAATACAGCAGTTTATGCTGTGTTGGATATCAATACGAGAAAGATGTACACATTTAGTGGTGATCCGATTGTTTTCTCGATTGCTGTTGAATCAGAAATAGCTGCGTTTGAAAGAGCTTGGCAGCAATTATAGGAAATGATTTCTTGCCGGCGTAGCTACGTCGGTATTTCTTTTAAATCCAATCCAGACTCCTTGACACCCCCAAAATGCGCAGTTAAGCTCATATCCATAACAGCAAAATCTGTTATCTGGATTGGCGTCCAGTAATTACTCAACGAGCCCACATAAGACGCGCTCAGCGTCTTTTTTGTTAGGCGGCGCTCGCGCACACCTAAGAAAAGCAGTACTCTATGGTAGCTCGGGCAGGGGCGACTTCGGTCGCGCCGGTATCGTTGAGACCGGTTACGCCAACCCTGTTCGAGTTGCCACCATCGTGAGTATTGGCGTCTCCGAGTGGCAATGTAAATTTGCTTCTCAACGGAGACATGCTATGTCTATAAATTCAGCTTCTGCTTTCCAGGCAATCAACAAAGATCCGCACACCTTAGTCCTCGAAGCCCGGGAAATGATTGGCGGGTTAGCCGCAATCTCCGGCGCAACTTCAGGCCCGGTTGATACCCTCACCGCTGAACAACTCTTTTATCTGTTTGCATCTATCGGCGACAAGCTCGACATCGCCTTACTCAAGATGGAGGCAGAATGATGGTACAGGCCAACGTCACCGAACTTGAACCAAAACGACTCGATGCCATGTACCAGGAACTGGCGGGGCCATACCCCGCCGTCGTCTGCGAATGCGGCCACTGCATCTTCACCCACCAAGGCGTCATCCGATCCCGCTGCGTCAAAGTCGCAGAGGGTGTGGCGCTGTGCAGGTGTAAAAGGTGGGTGAGTGTATCCATTAACTATCAACAAGATTATTTTAATTAACATGAATTAAAAGGAGTATATTATGGAAAATAAATGGTGGGAGTTTTATTTTATTCGCTATTTTGTTGGAAGTGTTTTTGGGGCATTGATCTTTACAGCAATAATTTTTCACCCTGATTCAGGCTTGTCTTCAACTATAGGTGAGTTGCTTAATGTCAAGTCATTGTCTTTATCAACTTTAACGAATGGATTTTTATGGGTTGCATTGATTGTTGGAGTATCATTTTGCTACATCTCTAGTGCGCCAATTCTGCTGCTTCATACTTATAGGTGTAAGTTTAATTTCACATCGAATAAGGTTAGTCGTGGCTTTTGGATTTATATTCTTATTATTATGTCCGTATATGCCTTCTTGTATTACATGTACAGTGATGACTGGAATCTTGTCCAAGCAATGTTTATGGCACCGCTTGTGTTTGTTTTGGCCACTCAAGCGGCAATGAGTCTATCAGTTTATAGAACCTCCACCCCAGTTATTTTTGATTTCTATAAAGATTTAGTTAAGAATCGAGGTAAGGATTGCGAACGCCGACGACAGTACACTGAATCGTATAAGCACTTAAGAGAGCATGGTAATGCGTTTTTGATTTTATTTTGTGAAAGTGTTCTTGGTATGGCGTTATTTTCAGCTTCTACATTAAATCAAGTTATTTTGGTTTTATTTTTATGGCTTGTTCCTGTGTTGCCTGTTTGGTTCGTCGGAACATACTTAGAGTCTAAATTGCAGGATATTTAGTCGCTCTTATCGTCTGTTCCCTTAAAATCTTACTTACATTGAAAAAACGAGCCCCTGATATTACTATCAGGGGATTTCGTATTTATGCCCTAAATAGCAAAAATTAACTAAGAGTTTTATAACGGTGACATCTTCTACTTAGGCTGGTTATTGTTAATGTTTGCCTTTTTACGTCGTTCTTCAATTTCTTTGTCGACTCTTTTTTCCTGAACTTGAAATAACTTTGATGGAAGCATAAAAGAGTAAAAGAATGCAATATAGGATAGAAACAATATAAAGCGTTCAGTTAATAACTTAATATCAATTAAGTTGTTTTTGATATCAGTTTCTAAGTTGAATTTTGTATATATACTTAGTACGCCATCGATTGTAAATAGCTTGTAGGAAAAAATAAAAAACAAAGTTAAAAGGTAAATGTATAGTAGGTTCCTCGTTCCTTTTAAGTTGCGACGTGTATTAATTCTTGCTTTTTCTGCAACTCGCCAAGAACCAGAAGGAAGCGATAACGGGTCTCCAATGAGAGCAATAATTCCCACTAAGAAACCCGCTAATATAGAGTATATGTTTACAAGGGTATCTAACGCTTTTTCATTAATTAATGGCTGAGATAAATATGATAAAAACAAGCTAACAAGAATAGCAACAATTAGCTGGACTGTTTTTTTCCAATATTTTTTAGCGTTAGCGAAACTCATTATTGCTCCAAGACGCCACTTTTCTCGTACTGTTGCAGAGTATACACTAATTGCCCCCACATTGCGTCACGATTTACTGACTTTCCATGCTCTGGGACATCAACTTTACTTTTCACTATTATTTTGTCATGTGTGAATGTCTTGCCTTTCTTGGTGGTTATTCTGTAGCCATTCAGGTCGCTTTCTATTAATTGGAATGCTGCGTTGCTCAATTGATCACCTTCTTCTTCAGCTTGTTCTCCTTTAACTCGACTATCGTGAGAAATCACAATGTTGGCATTTAGACTATCTACGTTGTTGAAATCTGCCACATCGTCATCTTCATATAAGCAGTCAAGTACACTCTCTGCCATTCCCTTGAGCTTTCTTAAAATTGGTGTCGTATTGAAATTATTATTTCTGGAAAGATAATCAAATGTGGATACATATACACTGGAATTTATTGAAATGTTTTTTATTCCTTCATTGTGAATGGTTTTTAATGTGTCAATATCAGCTATTTGATGAATATTTAAAGTGTTTGCCTCTTTTCCATAGCCACCTGCATTTAATAAAGATTCGAAATACTGTAATGCAGTCGCTGCTCTAAGTAGATCAGTAGGACTTAGAATAATATGGTTTCCATATAGGCACATGAATGCTTCACCATCCAGATACTCTTTATCTACTGGTGCTGAATATGTGTCGGCTGAAGTTTCAATGTGAGAGTTTGATGGGCGAGAAATAGTGTTTGCATCAGCACCTTCTTCATAAATCCCTAAGCAAATGGTAGTGCAGTCTCTATTACCTTTTGATAAAGTCGCTCGCATCGGGGAAATCTTCATCCCAACAATTTGCCTTCCTTTGCTAGAAAAAAAGCTTCTTTCAGAGGTGCTGTTTAATTTGGACCATGAATTAATGACCATTTCTTCTAATGTTTCATTTATAACGAGGCCATCAAATTGTTTGAACTCAGCTCGGTAATAGTAAATTGTTCTACTTCTATTGTTCTTTTTATTTGCCATTTAAGATCTCATCTCTACTTCTTCCATGAAAACCCAATGATGATACAAATTGCATACACTTGCTGTGATTGTGATCAAATGAATACAAATGATACAAGTACTAACTTTCACTGCCCCTCCTTATGAATCTTTTATTCTCTAACACTGCAATAATTGATGGCGACCGAGCCCCTGAGTAACCCTCAGGGGCTTTTCCGTTTTAGGGCAGAGACATGAACAAACAATCCTTTCTTTCCGCCAGTGTTGTGCTGGCACTCAGTGCAGCACCGGCCAGCGGGGCCATTCATCTCCTGTCGGATGCTGTGAAGGTGGACACCCACAGCAGCAGTAAACGCAGTGTTGTCACCATTACCCGAACCGGCAAATTTTACGATCCGCGTTACGGCGAATTCGAACTGACCCAGCAAATGTTCGATGCCCTGGTCAAAAACTTCAACGAGAACGTCTATGGCCAGGAAATCAACATCGACATTGCGCACCAGCCTGAAAACGGTGCCGGGGCGGTGGTGCGTCGCCTGTTTACCGACCGCGGTCGATTACGTGCAGAGGTGGAGTGGTACGAACTCGGCATCAGCAAAGTCACCAAAGAAGGCTTTAAATACCTGAGCGCCGAAATTCATCCCAATTACGTCAGTAACGAACAGGGGCAGAACGGCCAGTATCAGGAATTTGATCCAATTAACTGTTATAAACTACTGGCGAATAAAATCTTTGGTGGAACGGAAACCATGTGGGGACACATATGGGGAACAAAAGATAGCAGACAAAGAAAAAGCCCGTTCTTTCGAACGGGCTTCTCTGTATGGTGCGTCTGA